TGGCTAGCCACATGAGGCGCTCCGGACTTTCTACACTCTCACGAATGTAGAAAGGCGTGACGTCACGGCCCGAGAAGTAGTGCTTACCGCACGACTCTCGGAATGAACCGACGTGAAAACTCTTTTTCGCGTTCACGGTAAACCCGCAAATCGATAGGAGGTCAACGACCTGTTCATAGATGTCGACGGAGAATATCAAATCGTCTCCGTAAACAGCAACGCGACGTTCAATCGTCGATGAGTAATCGAGCACACTGTGCACGAGAGCCCAAAAAATCAGGCTCTCGAGTTCAAATGTGAACCCGTTCCCCATGGACGAAACCTTCTGGTACGTGATAACGCTACCATCAGGCAGAGTGCCTGACGGGCTTCGGCATAGTTCTATAGCCTCAACCCAATCAGGAGGTAGCAACTCGCGAACCAGCTGCATGGCAACTGAATCACTTGCTGCTGACAGATCTAAGGTACAAAGCTGACCGGAAACCGACCCTTCAAGGGCTAGTTCCTGGTTGCGGACTTGACTATCCAAGTTGATTCCGCAACGCTTTAACCGACGTCGAATTACACCGCCGATCCCCTTCTGAACATACATGTTCAGGTCGGGCTCTTTGGCGATGACGCGATCTGTTTTCGCACTCTTTGGTACAGTGATAACATGGTTCCCTTTTACAACGGTGAATATGTCTTCGGGGCGAACCCTTTCAGACAGCTCTTCAAACGCTGCAACTGAGAGCTCTCCGGAGAAACCGGCAAGATGGGCTAACCACCTTGGCTCACGCCTAACGGCAGTGAGACCGAGCACCATGCATTCCTTTGTCACGTGGGGCTTAGAAGCCCCGTATTTGTGATAGGCATCACCGCGTACTCGCTTCAGACTCGTTGTAGAGCCCGGACCGAATCCGAAGTGCTGTTCAGCCTCGTCCCATGAAAACGGGCCGAGGAGCCGCTCTATTTTTCGCCGTGCCGTCCAAATAAACGACACAGCCGAGACAGTTGTTGATGCTGTCCCGTAGAGCGACTTAAGGCGATAGTTAGCCTCAGAACAGTCCCGTTCCGATTTCCGGAACTTCTCCATTGCAACGGCCACGCGGTCGATACCGACGTCAAAGTTGGGAAACTTCGACATCATCTCGGCAACGAGGTAATCGTCACGGAAAAGATCAGGATCGCTATAAGTCAAGGGATCGACTGTAAGCGACAGTAGGCCCGCAAAGTCTCCTCGTTCGAGAAGACTAGCGGCTTGCTGACCGAAATCGGTGCAGAGGGATTTAAAAATTCCCGCAGCACTTGAGGTTGCGATACACTGATTGTGACGGTACATGCCCCGAGAAGGGCAAGGACGCTTCTTATCCACGAAGTATACCTCAGTAGATGAAAGGAACCGCTCAGCAGGAGATTTTCAGTTTCACTGCTGAGGAGATGCGCTCGCTGCGACCAGGAGTTCGCAACAGAGGTCGAAAAGCCAGAAGGCTTCTTCCTCGGTTTTGAATTCACGGATCGCGATGACGGCGGCCTTGCGGCCGTCGGCTGTCGAGAGGTCATAGGAAATCACGTCCACGTTAGTAGACGTGCTCCAGATTCTCGACCATCGCGGTGACGATAGCGTCCACCATGAGGTTCTTGACGAAAGCACGCAGATCTTTACGTTCCTGAAGCGTCGACGTAGCCGGGATCAGGAAGGTACCATCAAAGCGCGAAGTGCGCAAGACGGTGCCAGCCTTGACCAACGGATCCGTACCATCAGCAACCACCGGGAGTGCGAGCGAATATTGCACGCGTGACACCTGGCCATTGCCGCCACTCGGATCACGATTCGATGCCGTCAGCAGGTAGTACTTGCTGGGGACACCGGTCGAACGATCCGCGTAGGTTGCCACGTCTCCGTCGATTTTCACCGGCGAGAAGACGTGAGCCACAGGGGTGGAGGCACCATCATTGATGGTGACATTGCCAAAAGCAGGCATATGCTTATTCCTTAATTGGAAGATGGATAACGGATACGATCGCTATTAGGGCTAAACCCATCCAGCAACCGCATCGACGGTGTCGATAACCTACCGACAAGGAGATCATTTCACAGAGAAGAATCCAGACTGGCCACGAGAACGTGTATTGAACTTCGATGCCAACAAGGCAACGGCGTTCGCCAGATGCTGCTTACTGTCCAGAGGGTTTTTAAAACTCGGGAAGGGCGGCAGTGGGCTGGATTGGTATACCGTACGCTGCATCTTCATCTGCCGGTTATAGAACGCCGACGGATTACCAGTGACAGTGTAGGAACCATTAGCCGGAGGGATTGCCTTGTTGGCAAATCCCCAAGCTTGTTCTTCTAGCTTTTGATAATACGTAATCGTCCCTCCTAGGAAAGAAAACCCTAGGGCTGCATCGAAGGAACCGATCCAGTCACCGATGTTAGATACATAATCGATGATAAACGAGTACGGAAACAGCTCCCATGCCAAGGACAGCGGGTTTGTGATTCCCGTTTGGGCAAGAGTTGCGAGAGTAGGACTCTCCATGACGTAGTCAAGATGAACTTTGGCTGCTTCAAAGAGAGACCCAGCAACGTGGAGACCAACAGCCTCACCGAGGTTGGAGGATTTTATCCAGGACAACCTGGATCTCTGACGTTGTTCTGCAACAGCAGTTACCCGATACGCTAAGCCCGATCCATTCTTCTGTTGAAGAATATCGCAAGCATTCGTGATATCGGCCAGCTGCGGACGCCAACCGTATTGAACCTCTAGCCAGGAGTTGGGGACCTTATGGCCCTTACCTTCGTGCTTCACTAAGTCCCAGATCGCCTTCGGATTCTTCCGACGGAACGCTTGCACCGTAGCCGCGATTTTTCGCACGGATTCGGAGAAAAGCTTTACGGTCTGCTCGCGCTCAAAGAAAGCTTGAGCAACGTTGACTTTTTGGTTCTTTACTTTGTTGAGGGCCTTGACCAGAGCTCGGTTAGCCAGGGACGATGGAAATGTCCCAATCGAGCTCATAGTGTTATCCCAGCCTGCGCCATCCGACCAAGTTTGGACAATCTGCCCATTCTTGTTCTTCAGGATAATACCGCAAGCAGGGTTCGGCGCTGCTTCGAGAAAACTATGCGACCAGGCGGACGGAGTCCGCCAACCCGACACATCCATCTTGTTAGTAACAGATGGCGGTCGGAACTCTTGCTTTTTACGGGTGGTCCCCACCGTGTCAGTATGCCCAGTCTCAGCCCCGGTAACGGGATTGAAAAAGGCAATCCGACCCGGTGTGTTTTGGACCATAT